AACTTGCAGCTGCAAACTCAAACGTAGCAACTAGACATATATTACAATCATTAATGTATATGACTGTTAGAACTTGTGAAAATATAAGTTTAAGAGTTGCAGATATGCTAAGTTTTCCATTAACAAAAGATTCTCTTATTAAAAGTATAAATAATTTTAATACAGCAACATTAGCTGAGGTACAAAAATTACACTTACACGATTTTGGTATATTTTTAGAGCTTGAACCAGATGAAGAAGAACAAGCTCAATTAGAAAAAAGTATTCAAGTAGCATTACAGCAAGGTAATATTGGTTTAGAAGATGCGATAGATTTAAGAGAAATATCAAATCTTAAGTTAGCTAATCAAATGTTAAAACAAAAACAAAAGAAAAAAGCAGAATTAGCTAGAGCTCAACAACTTGAAAATATCACAGCACAAGGTGAAGCAAATGCAAAAGCTTCTGAAGCTGCCGCTATGGCTGAAGTTCAAAAAGAACAAGCTGTTGCTCAAACTAAAGTTCAAATAGAACAAGCAAAATCTCAGTTTGAAATACAAAGAATGGAGCAAGAAGCTGCTATTAAAAGAGGATTAATGGCTACAGAATTTGAATATGCAATACAACTAGCACAAATGGAAGCTCAAAGACAAACAACAAGAGAGTCAGAAATTGAAGATAGAAAAGACAAAAGAACAAAAATACAAGCAACTCAGCAAAGTGAGATGATTTCTCAAAGAAAAAACGATACTTTACCTACAAACTTTGAGTCACAAAATGATTCATTAGGTGGATTTGGATTAGAACAATTCGGATCATAGTTTATTATTAATTTTATATTATCATATTATGTCAAAAAAAGAAGAAATAAAAGAAGCAGTACCCGCTAAACAAGAAGGTGATTTTAAAATAAAGTCAGCAAAAAAAATGAAAGATCTTAATGAGCCTCAAGGTCAAGAATTACATAAAGTAGTTTTAAATAAAAAAGACGAAGAAAAATATGCCATTCAAACACAAGAGACAAATGATAGCAATGTTATTGTCAAAGAGCAAGAAAACAGTGGCAACAGCGAAACAGTGGTTGAAGAAATACGGGCCACCGAAGAAAAAGTAGAAGATACTGATTCGCCTATACAAGAAGTAACTGATGAAAAAGATAACACTAACAAGGATGGAATGGCAGGAAGCACTGAGATTGCCGCTGCCATATCAGAACAAAAAGAAATACCACAGGAAGTTGAAGCACAGAAACTCCCTGAAAATATAGAAAAATTAGTTAAATTCATGGAAGAAACGGGAGGTGATGTGCATGACTATTCTCGTTTAAATGCTGATTACACTAATGTTAATGATGAAACATTATTACATGAATACTACAAAACAGCTAAACCACATCTTAACGCAGAAGAAAGAGGATTTATAATTGAAGACTCTTTTAGTTATGATGAGGAATTAGATGAAGCAAGGGCTATTCGAAAGAAAAAACTTGCTTATAAAGAAGAGGTTGCAAAAGCCAAGAACTTTTTAGAAGATCTTAAAGGTAAATATTACGAGGAAATCAAGTTGAGACCCGGCGTAAGTAAAGATCAAAAAGAAGCTACTGACTTTTTTAACCGCTATAACGAGAATCAAGGAGTAATTAAAGCTAAACATGACAGGTTCATAAATAAATCTAAAGAACTTTTAACAAACGATTTCAAAGGTTTTGATTTTAATGTAGGAGATAAAAAATTTAGATATAATGTTAAAGATCCAGTTGCTGTTGCCGATAAACAAAGTGATATTTCTAACTTTATAGGAAAGTTTCTTAATAAAGAAGGAGAATTAGTTAAACACAAAGAATATCATAAAGCTTTATATACTGCACAAAATGCTGATACTATGGCTCAACATTTTTATGAGCAAGGTAAAACTGATGCAATTAAAGATCAAATAGCTAAATCTAAAAATATAAATACAGAGCCTCGCAAAACTGCTGATGGTAATATATTTGTAAATGGATTAAAAGTAAAAGCAATTAGTGGTCTTGATTCTACAAAACTTAAAATTAAAAGAAAAACATTTAACTAAAAAACAATAAATTATGTCAATTTTTCCACAATTTGGTTCGATAGTTCCTGCTCCTAACCAGCAACTATTAGCCAATAATTACCTGCAATTTAATACAGGTGGTGCAAATGATTTTGCACAACAATATTTACCAGAAGTATATGAACAAGAAGTAGAGCGTTATGGAAACAGAACGTTATCAGGTTTCTTACGTATGGTAGGGGCAGAAATGCCTATGACTTCTGATCAAGTAATATGGTCAGAACAAAACAGATTACACATAGCATATGATGGTTGTGTAAGTAATCAAGTTAACGCTATTACTATTCCTGCGCCAACAGCGCCAGGTGTAACAAGAAACGTTATAAGCCCAGGTCAAACTATAGTTATCTTAGATGACGCTGGTAACGAAGCTAAGGCTGTTGTTACTGCTTCAAATACTGCAACTGGTGTTTTAGCTGTTGCTCCATATTTAACAACTACTTTAGCCGCTTTAACTGTTACGGTTAAAATATTTGTATATGGTTCTGAATTTGTTAAAGGTGCAGGTACTGCAAACGCAGCTGCTGGAGCTTTAGTTCAGAATAATGCTTTACAGCCTCAAGTTACTATTAATCCAGCATTCACACAATTTTCTAACTCACCAGTTATTATTAGAAACGTTTACACAATAAACGGATCTGATATGGCACAAATCGGTTGGGTTGAAGTTGCTACTGAAGACGGTACTACTGGTTACTTATGGTATTTAAAAGCTGAGTCTGAAACAAGATTACGTTTTGAAGATTACTTAGAAATGGTATGTGTTGAAGGTGAATTAGCAACTGCTGCTCTTGGTGCTGGTTCTGCTGTAAATGCAGGATTTAAAGGTACTCAAGGTTTATTCTCTGCAATTAGTACTAGAGGTAACGTTGAAGTAGGATTTGATGCAGGCGGAGGTCTTGATGACTTTGATGAAATACTTAAAAACCTTGACACACAAGGAGCAATTGAAGAAAATATGTTATTCCTACAAAGAGGAGTTTCATTAGACTTTGATAATATGTTATCACTTGTATCAGCTGGAGCAGCTGGAGGTACTGCATATGGATTATTTGAAAACTCTGAAGAAATGGCATTGAATCTAGGATTCAGTGGTTTCCGTAGAGGATCTTATGATTTTTATAAGACTGACTGGAAATACTTAAATGACGCATCAACACGTGGTGCTATAGCTGGTGTTTCTTCTATCGAAGGTGTTTTAATTCCTGCTGGAACTTCAACAGTTTACGATCAGATCTTAGGTACTAACATCAGACGACCATTTTTACACGTACGTTATAGAGCTTCTCAAACAGAAGACAGACGTATGAAATCTTGGTTGACTGGTTCTGCTGGTGGTGCTATGACTTCAAATCTTGATGCTATGGAAGTAAATTTCCTATCTGAAAGATGTTTAGTTGTACAAGCTGCTAACAACTTTGTTTTATTCCAAGGAATTTAATATTCATGTAGAGATAAGGGTGTCATTGGCACCCTTACTTTACTTTTAACTATTTAATTATATCATATTATGAAAAAACAAACTACAATCCAATCAGATGGTTGGGAAATAAAAGATAGAACTTACCTTTTGCAAGGTGTACTATCTCCTTTAACTTATAGAATACCTTCAAAGCATACCCAAAGACAACCTTTGTTATGGTTTGATGAGATTAATAATGAACAAAAAGAATTAAGATACGCTACAAATCAAAATTCGCCATTTAAAGATGAACAAAAAGGCGAAGCAACTTTAGGTCATATAATATTTAAAGATGGTTCTTTAACAGTTTTAAAGAAAAATCAAGCATTACAAAAAATATTATCAATATATCATCCATTAAATAATATAAAATATAGAGAGTTTGATACTGTTGAAGTTGCTAAAGATGAACTAGTTGATTTAGAATTAGAAATAGATGCTTTAAACATTGCTAGAAATATTGATGTTGACCAAGCTGAGGCAATACTAAGAACAGAAATGGGTTCTAAGGTGTCAGAGATGAGTTCTAAGGAAATCAAAAGAGATTTACTTATATTTGCTAAGCAAGATGCTAAACTATTTTTAAACTTAGCTAAAGATGAAAATGTTCAACTTAGAAATTTTGCTATTAAAGCAACTGAAGCTGGAATAATAGTCTTAGATAATGATCAAAGAACGTTTAAATGGAAGTCAAATGGTAAAAAACTAATGACTGTTCCTTTTGATGAGCATCCATACTCAGCTATGGCTTCTTTCTTTAAAACAGATGAAGGTTTAGAAATATTTAAATCTATAGAGAAAAAGTTCTCTTAACATGTAATACTAATAGAGGAGGTGTAATGCCTCCTTTATTATAATAAAAATAACAAATGGCTATAAACGTAAACACTGTATATCAAACAGTTTTGCTAATATTAAATAAAGAACAGAGAGGTTATTTAACACCTACTGAATTTAACAATATTGGTAATCAAGTACAACTCGAAATATTTGAAAGGTATTTTGAAGATATGAACCAGCAATTACGTATACCACAAACTAATACTGATTATGCTGATAGAGTAGAAAATCTTGATGAAAAATTAGCTATATTTAAAACTACAGGCGATGCTGTTCCTGCTTCAACAGCTAATGGATTAAACCCTTATTGGGTATTACCAAGTGTAGATATATATGGAAATGATGTATCTTCTACATCTGATACTCCTTTTTATAGACTAGGTA